GTGGAGATCTGATCACGGCAGTCGAGGGTTATTCCCATGCAGCCATCGTCGTGATCGCTCGAAGACTAACCGAGGAAGCCATTCGTGCAGGATGGTCTATCAATCGTCTGAAAGGTGAGTTCCGCAAGTCGATCCTCACTCTCGACGACGTCCGCGCTCGAAGGATCGCCCGGACCGAAACGATGAGAGCCTCGAATCTCGGGAGTAGGGATGCGGCAAAGACGTCGGGACTGAAACTGAAAAAAGAATGGCTCACTGGACCGACCGGGACAGGAGATCGTCATGCGACGTCGGACTATCTCGGACTCGATGGACAGACCCGAAGACTCGATGAGTTATACACACTCGATGGACCGAACGGAGTCTTCCAGGCGATGTATCCTCTTGATATGATGCTCCCGGCTGAGGAGTCGATCAACTGTAGGTGCTCGGAAGCATATGTTCCGATTTAAGGAAATTCCTATATTGATCGGAACACTCACCTGTTATCCCCATGACTGAAGATCTGGAAACCCGCTACGATGAGATGGTGCTGGAACTCGAAACGATTGTCGCTCCTCTCGACGATCGTTTGGCTGAAGCCTACATGACGAAAGCCTGCCTCACGGCAAAGCTCGAATTCATCCATAGCCATGAAGATTGGGAGAGCCGGATAGTTCCGAAATGGGATGATAATCCCGTCGACGTGAGGATTGAAATCTTGGGACGCGGCCTTGAAATCCTACGTGAGGAATTTGCACGTGCCCAAAGAGAAGGATTGATCTACTCCCTCAACTGAACATGAGCCATCCCGATAGAGAGGAACTTGAACGCCTAGTAGGGGAAGCAAGCCGGAAGATGGCCGAGGCATTCGCAGGACTAGCAAAGCCGCTGCGGAAACTAGAAGCATCGGTTTACATTCTCGGGATCAATCTCGGACAGAAGTTCGCTCTCGTCGAAGCACAGGAAATCCTCCGTCAGCGATGGCTTCGCAAACTTCCATATCATCAATTCAAAACCGCACGACGCTCCTCATGAAAACTTATGGAACGCAATTGATTGCCGAAGAACGGACCCGGCAGATAGAGAACGAGAAATGGACGGAAGAGCATGATAGCCAACACAACCGGGGTGAGATGGCGATCGCAGCAGCTTGTTACGCCGTAGAGGGTACGGATGCCGAAGTTGAACATCCAGATTATCCGGGAGGATGGCCCTGGGAATCGAAGTGGGACAAACGGGAGAAGCACTCTTATATGCGACGGCTCGTGATCGCCGGAGCACTCATCGCGGCTGAAATAGATCGGCATATTAAACAAAGATCCGACGACATCATCGAAGCAGAGATCCTGTGTGATGGTCGTCCAGTAATTGAACCTCCAGTGAATATCGAATAATGAAATTCCTTTTCGTCTGCCAGCCTCTCTCTGACAATTTCGCTCGGCCCTATCTGACGTATCTCGATTCATACGAGTGGATCAATTCGGATTTCAAAAGGGTCGAGTCCCTCGCCCAGGAGACCGACGTCGACGTGATCTGGATTGAATGGGCGAACGACTATGCTCGGAAACTTCTCCATCTCGGACGGCTTCCGAAACCCGTCATCGTCCGGATCCATGACTGGGAAATTCGCATGGACAAGATCCTTCAGATCGATTGGTCGAACGTGGATCTGATTTGGTTCATCAATCCCGATGCGATGCGGGATTTCAAAGAAAAGATTCCCGGCTTCCCGGAAGAGAGGATGTTCTATCTCCCGAACGCAATCGACCTGGACTGCTGGCCCTCGGGGATTGCCCAAGGTGTGAAGCATCTCGGGATCCTTTCGCTCAACGTCCAACCGAGGAAACGTCTCGGTCGAGCACTCGAACTAATGAGACTTCTCCCGGATGAATATCGACTCACGATCCGGACTTCTCCTGAGCCACATTGGGCCGATCCTTCTCTGGTGCAAACCCTCAAAAACCATGTGGGCGAAGCATATTGGAAAGGACGGATCAAGATCGACTGGCGACCTCAGAACGTTGGGAGAATCCACAAAGATCGTCACGAAGTGATTGACTTCTGGAGGGACAAAAGCCATGCGGTCTGCGTCTCGGATCACGAAGGATTTTCCTATGGACTTGCCGAAGGCATGGCGTGTGGTGCGGCGGGAGCAACGATGGTTTGGGATTGGGGATCGACGAAGACGTTCTGGCCCTGGGCATCTGAGTCGATCGAGGATCTCGCAACTTGGATCCAGAATTCACAACCGACCGAACTCTTCAGGCTTTGTGTAGATCGATTTGACTCGAAACGCCTCGCACCCGATCTTGAACGGAAACTCACCTACCTGCTCTGATCATGGACGGACTCATCACTGGAACTATCTTCGTCACCATCACGCTTCTTTTCCTGAAGATCGGGGAGTGGATCGATCGATCGTTCACGCGGCGATATCAGAAACGTCTCGAACCAAAGGTTCCAACATTGAGACCTGAGATAGGAAAGCCGATTCCGACAGCGAAGGTAGAAATGATACCGATGCCTCCGCAGGAAAAAACGAATCCGTGGGGTGTGTCGATGGAGGAAATGCAGACAGCACTCATCGCAGTCGGAAAAGCCATGACTTATCCGATCGATACCACGTTGAAGGGTGAGGTCAAACCACCATTCCTCACTGATCAAGAATGGATGGATCAGACAATCGATCGATCGCTGAGCGATCAGGAATCGGAGATACACGTCGACGAGACTTGGTATATCGAGACGGAGGAAGAATTCGAAGAAGCTTGGAGTCAAGCCTGTCTCACAGAGCAAAAGCTTCTCGATCAGATCAGGATCGCTCGTAATCGGAGAAGACCCAAGGAATATATAATGACGAGAGACATGGCACATCATCTCATCCGGAAAGAAGCATGAAAACAACTACCTGCATCGTGGCCGTTAAGACGAAACGAGATGGTATCTGGATAGGTGGAGATTCTGCTGGCACGACACAATCGTATGCTCAGTTCGAGATGAGGACGCCGAAGATATTTCGGAACGGTTCCTGTCTGATCGGCTACACGAGTAGCTTTCGAATGGGTCAGCTTCTTCAGTACAAACTCACCATTCCTTCGCGAAAGAAAGATCAGGAGCGGGACCATTTTATGATCCATGATTTTACCGAGGCCGTTCGAACCTGCCTGAAGGACGGGGGCTATACGAAGGTGAAGGACGATCATCACGAGGGCGGTACGTTTATCGTCGTCTATGACGGGGAGATCTATAAAATCCAAGATGATTACGCCTGTCTCATGCACGCCGATCCATACCTAGCCATAGGGTGCGGTGAAGACTTCGCGCTCGGGGCACTTTGGGGCGAGCAGAGAATGATGAAGGAATCCGTATTATTGGCACTCAGGGCTGCGAATCATTTATCGGCCGGGGTCGGTGCGCCGTTCTATTTGGTGAACGACCGGGAGCCGAAGGTCAGTTTGAAATTTGATATCGACGGCCAGTATATAATTCAGAATGCCGGGTAAATTGAATAATGAATCGCCGAGAGTTTAACAAAGCTCTGCCCGTGCTCGCAGCCGCGGCAGTCATAATACCAGCGGAAATCCTGCAACATGGAAGTCCGATCCGAGAACTGTCTCCGATGGAAGCGGCTATGCAATCGATCGACCTGAATAATCAGGCACGGAAGCGAACGATCTACTGGAACGCAACGATCGGAGAGAATAGTTTTGAGGGAAGAATGATGGTCGACGAAGAAACCTACGATCAACTCATCAATCACTCCGAAGAACTTTCCGGTCCGGACGTAGGGAATATTCTGGAGGATGCGATCGATCAAAGCCAACCCATACAGACGAATCCAGGACAGAACGAACTCTCTTTCGGAATCGGGACTGATCAAAGTTTCCTAATGCGATGAAACGTAGACGCTTCCTCAGAGCCTTTCTAACGACAGCAGCCGGAGGGCTATCGTTACCTACCGGGGTAGTGGCGTTCGTTCGATCTGGAGGATCCTCAGAAGCGGAAAAGACGATCCCGGCAGTCGCAGAGATCTGGATCGGCGAAATTGACGGAACTGACAGGATGCACGATTTTCGTTCCGAGATCGCTGAAGCCTTCGGGGTTCCTGTACAGTTGATGACGATGCACCCCGAATCTTACCACAATCTCCAGAAATACTATGACAACTGAAATCAAAATTATCACGTCTCTTTCGGCAGTCATCATTTTCATTCTGATCCTTGCAGCATTTGGAAAAGGATGCGGCTCGGACGAAGACGTCGATCGCCAGTTGAAAAAGAATCAAGAGCAGATCGATCGACTCCAACAGGAGCGTGATAGTCTCGAACGCGAGGGTGATATCCTCGCAGACTCGATCCGGGCATATCAGGATTCTGTTCTGGTCTCGGATGAAGCCCGAGCGAGAGCCGAATACCGGACACGCAGAGCACTAGATCAACTCGCAAACCTCCCTCGCTATGAAACGCTTACTCATGATGCTCTGGCTCGTCGCGCTGACAGCCTCTACGTGCATCGCTCAACACGTTAAACCCGTTCTCCTCCCGGACTCTGATTTCGAATTCCTCACATCTCGATCGTGGATGGAGTATGCTGTCGAGTCGATGGAGCTTCGACCTCTCCTCGAACAGACGATCGAGGATCTGCAGAACGAGATCCTAGCGGCAAACGATCAGATCTACTATCGGGACATGACACTCCAGAACCTAGAGAATGATGTCACCCGATTGAACCGTCTCGTCGATACGGTCGGAGGGCAATTCGATCTCTCTCAGAACTCACTCGATCTCGTCGAAGACGCTTATCGCAAGGCGATCAGGTGGAGGAATGTGGGGCTTGGTAGCAGTATAACTTTTGCGGTTGTACTTTCTGCCGTTCTCCTCTTCAAATAAACCACACTCGCCATGTCTGAATCTTGGGATGCTATCGCATGGATTCTGATTCGATTCGGAATCCTCTCTCTCATCATCGAGCGATCTCTCTACATTATTTTCGACTCGAAACCCTGGAGACAGTTAGAGGAATTCATTTACGGGCAAGTAAACTGGATCGATCTGAAGCCTTTCATCTCGATCGCAGTCGGAATCCTCCTCGTCTTAATCATCCGAACCGATATCGTCGCAGCCCTATTCACGGGAGAGCCAACGACCATGGGACTCGTCTTGACTGGACTCTATATCGCGGGAGGATCGAAAGGTGTGTTTATCATGCTGAAACGATTCCGGCTATACCGCGACGCTGCGAATGCCAAGAAAATCGAGGAGATGCTCAAACTGATCGATCCCACGTCCTGACATGACAGACAAAAACTCACCATCCCAGGAGCGGTCCCTGGAGGATGAACTCGTCGAAGCCGTATCCGATGACGAAGGTCCCTCCCTTCGCGAAGTGATCGATCAGATCACCCACACGAAAGCCGAAGCAAAGCAGCTAGAAAGAGAAT